TCGGGAGGAGAGATAATTACATTGGGGTCGGCAAAGAAATACTTTACCCGACGCTTACCTTCTTTGATACTCAGATAAGAATCTTCTTTGAAATCCAGATCAGGGTCATTATGAAGACTCAGACCATTGAGAAACTGATTGAGATCATAGATAGCAAAATCACGGGGAAACTCCTCAGTGATATCTGCTTCTGCCAAAATATTCTTGGCAACAGAAATAGTGCGGAGTTTGTTACCCTGCTTTACAAGAATAGAATTATTAATTCCAGCAAAGTTCTTGAGAATAGTCAGGGTGTTGTCAGAGAGTTTCATAGTTTTGTCTTGTAGTTTCATAATCAACGGAATTCGGTCAAACCATTATCTTTACGGGAATAATGTCCGTCAAAGTGAAGCAGAAGCATAGCATAGTGAATCACTTTGAGAAGATCGCGCTTATTGCGACCATCTTTATCACCATAGCGACTTCCATACTTCAGAATGTTTGCCTGACAGAAATGTGCTGCCAAGTCTTTTGCCGCCATCAGATCAATTGTTTGAATATCGTCTTGATTGTGACCACAATAGTGACTACCATAGGTGCTGGTCACATAATCCTGAATATCTTTCAGGATTTTATCTTCATTATATTTCCAGAGATGATTTTTAGATTCGGTCATAGTAACATCAGTTTTTGTAAGATTGAGCATTCCATTATGCCCATTCATAGAAAGCGTAAACTCATTCATAGGATACAGATATTCGTCCATAATAAAGGGGAGGTCATAGTTTTACCTTCCCCAATTATATCAGGTTTGAGGTTGTTGGTCAAGTTGTTGCTGAATAAGTTTTTGTCGTTCTTCAAAAGAAAGGTTTATCCAAAAAAGGTGTTTTGCTGCCATTTCAGCATCACTATGATTTTTATGGCAGGTTTTGCATAAGAGACGACATTTTTCAACCTCTTTCCACCACAATTCAAGAGAGCAAGGAAAAGCACTTATAGTAAATTGTTTTTGTGCTGGGTCTATGTGATCAAATTCAAGATTTTCAGTTGTTCCGCACCATACACATTTTCCACCAAGTTTTTGTTTTGCTTCCTCTTTTAGAAGATTTCTTCTATTATTGAAATAAGGAACTCTTTTTTCTTTTAGTTTTTCTTTGTTCTCTTGATAATAGAGTAAATTTCGCTCATTACATTTTTCTTTATTTTTATAATAGTATTCTCTATCAGCAATTTTTTTTGCTTCTTTTTGTTCTTCCGTCATTTTTTGACGGTATTTCTTATTATACTCTGTTTTTTGTTCCTTTGAGTAAGGCATAGTAAACTGAAAAGTGTTATTACTATTTATACGAATAACACTTTTCAGAAAAAAACACTATCAGAAAGAAACTTCGTGACCACCCTCAATAGTCAATTCAAGTTCGGGTTTTTCTTCTTTCGGAAGTTCAAAATTGACATCAATCTTGTCATAAAGTTCCAAGAACGACTGCTTGGTTTCATCATCAAAACGATTGACACATACTTGGATTGCCTTTGCCTTATCGTTAAAGATGCTATAAGCACGGATAATATGAACCAAGCGACGGGTGCTGATAATTTCCTCAATACCACCATCGTAGAACGTTTTACGGATCACGTCCGCCCAATCGCAAAGTCGCTTACAGAAGTCACGGTCTTCCACACCAAGATCCAGAGCGATGCCTTCCAGAATCTTCTGTTCGGTTGCGGGAGCAGGATACCCTTGCTCAAAGGTCACGGGGAAACGCTCAAGGAATGCTTCATTCAGAACGTTAGTGCCGATGAAGCGACCATCATCAGAACCCTTACCCTTCGTGTTTGCAGTAGCAACCACGTTGAATCCGGCGGCAGGTTTCACATAACGACCGATTTTTTTGAGGAAGACACCTTTACCCTCTAGCACAGATTGTAGACAAAGGATTTTGTTAGAGGCAAGGTCAATCTCATCTAGCAGCAGAATAGCACCACGCTCAAGTGCTTCTACCACAGGTCCGTTGTGCCAAGCAGTTTCACCATTCACAAGACGGAAACCTCCAAGCAAATCATCAGAATCAGTTTCAATTGTAACATTAACACGAATCAATTCTCGACCAAGTTGAGCACACGCCTGCTCCACACTGAACGTTTTACCATTACCCGAAAGACCCGTAATGAACGTAGGATAAAAGAGACGGGACTGAATAATTTTCTTAATATCATTAAAGTTACCAAACTTGACGAAGGTATCATCTTTATCAGGAATAAGGTTTTGTGTTACTGCCTCAATAATACCAATACCTGGAACAGAGGGGGCGATATAAGTATTTTCAAGGTCTTCAATATCCTTCGCAGTCACTTCCAAGTTCCAACGACCACGAGAAGTCTTGTAACTCTCAAGACGACGAGAAACAGTTTGATAGTTCAGACCACGAGAAGCACAAAAACCCTTCAGGTCTCCAGAAGTAATTTCAGAACCATAAAGTTCTTTGATACTTTCAATCAGTTGTTGGTCGTTCACAGAAGATTTGCGAGACATAATGTAATTAGGTGTGTTTCATTTGAACTCTCATATTATACACACAAAAAAGGGGGCGGTCAGTGCCCCTTGTGTCAGTTTAGAAAGTGGTCTTAGTTATCTTTGCGAAATTTTCTAATATTACTTCTAGGAGATACTGCAGAACGAGCACTCTTCATTCTTTTTGATAGACTGTTTGTTTTTTTTACTAATTTTCCAATACTATATGTGGGGGGTTTTTTATCTGCCAATTCTTGCTGAGCAGTATCAATTTGTTTAGAATATAGTTTAAGATGACCAAGAGAATTATTAAGAAATGTGTTAATTCTTCTTGATTTTTCTGCAGTAGGTAAAACAAAACTTTCTAAAATATCCTCTCTCCACTCTTCACTCATATTTGCCATAATAGCAAGAGCATCCTCATTGGTATCAGCATACCCTTCAGCAACTAAGTATTCAAGAATAATATCAAAGTTATCATATGATTCAGGTAAACCTTTCTCACCACCTACTTTGTGAGTTTTTCCTGCCTTTAGATTTGCCTTACGATATTGAATGTCGTCTTTTTCCCAATCGGCAAGTCTTGGAGTATTTTGTGGTCTTTCACCAGGTTTTGTTGGAGCATCTAAAGCAACACGACGACCTAGTGAATACTTTCTTGGTCCCATGTCTTCATCACCAGAAACTCTTTTACCCGCATCAGAACGACCTCTTTGCCATTCCTGATCAGATGGTTTTGCTCCTCTTTGCTTTCTAGGAGTTCTTTTTGCCGCTTCATCTAAGTAAATATCATACATATCATCCCATGTATAATCACTCAGGTCATATCCTTCTTCGATAAGAGAATTAACCCAATATTCAAATTCTTCTTTCAATCCACTAGAAGCAATTTTTCCAATCAATCCAAGAGTTCCACCAACACCGTGCATGAGTCCTTTACCCAATGCAGGACCTGCTTTTTGTGCAACCTTACTAGCGACAGTAGTTGCTAATCTATGTCTTTCCATTCCACGTTCAATTGCACCACGAATTCCACCTTTTTCGGGTTTTTTTGATTTTGGTTGTTCTGATTTTGCTTCAGTATCAGCACCTTTTGATTCAGGTTCTTTTTTTTCAGTTTCTGTTCTTTCTGTTGCTGCTTTTTGTGCTGCTAACTTTGCTCTTTGACTAGCAAGCATTGATGGTTGTTTTTTTGCTTTGCTTGTCTTTCTTGCCTCAGTAAGAATCAAACCTTCGGAAAGATCATAAACAAATTCAACAAAATTATCAAGTCCAACTTTTTCAATTAAGATGTTGATTCCATCTTCATTGAGTCCATAAGTATAAAAATATTCAGTTGCGACTTCAACAACTTCTTCATCAAGAATTTGATTATTATATTCTTCTGCTTTTTCTCTCAATTCATCATTATAAACCGCCTCGTACATGAGGCGGATATCTTGAACCTGTTGGGAATTCATATGAATTTTTATATTTTTCTTTATTTATTTATTTTTTCTAGTTTTTGATTTACCAATTTCTACAACCTTATCAGATTTAACAACCACCTCTTTTTCTTCAACAACTGGTTCTTGTTTTGGTTGGAATAAGTCTGTAAATCTACTCATTGATTGTAATAGAATTCTGTAATAGTATTTATGCCACCAACTCTACAAACTCACCAAGAATCTTTTTGTTCATCTTCTTAGACTTCAAACTCTTCACAAAAGCAGATTTGATTTGAGACTTAGTAGCATCTTCAGCAACTTCAAATTCAGATTCCTGAGCAAGAGTTGCGGCAGAAAGACCAAAATAAGAATGATAACCAGAAGACTTAATAGTGAATGCCTTTTCTTTCTTCCAAGAATTCATTACCTTGTCATAGACATCACCATAGTATCCACAATAACGGCGAATAAAACTACAAGCATCACGGGATTCAAGAACACGAATACCAATAAAGTTGATATCAGTAAATCTATCCCGAAGATTGCGAAGCAGAACATCGGTGAACTCGTGATAATCACAATCACAAGAATAGGTCATACCAGTCTTACGGTCACGAAGGAAAGCATTAGGGCCAATATGTGCAGTACCCATATATGCTTCCTCTTCCCACCTTCGTTGTACTTCACGATGATATTTGGGCATAGAACCTTCACCATCGGTCAGAATCACACACTGAACTTTTTGAAGTTTGTTTTCCGTTTGAAACTTAGGAAGAATTTGATGAAGAGAAATCAGTGCCTCATTTAAAGGAGTTCCAGAGAGACTCATACCAACAGGGGCAGGATAACAAACATGAGAATTATACCTAAAAGAAGTAGCAAGACGAAAGATATTCTTCATATGCTCTTCAAGTGTACTAGCATTTACCTTACTAGTAAGAAGATTCATCATAGAGAACCATTCACCGACCTGAACAAGACCATCTTTTTTCTTGTATGCAATTTGCCTATAATTTGGTTTACCGTCTTCATACTGAACTAGAGGATAATCAGTAGTAAAAGCATAAACTTCAAATGGAATTGAAACTTTCTTACAGAACCAAACGAGGTTAAACAGTTGTTTGACAGTATCCACCATCACATCTCCCATAGACCCAGACCAGTCCAGAACAAACACCAGACCGTGATTTTTACCATCAGAAAGAGTAGTAACTTTCTTGAAAAGGTCTTCGTTGTATTTGTAAGTATGAAGTTTGGAGCAGTCCAATACACCAGTGCGGGCAGTAGTAGCACGAGCATAAGAATCTGCTGCCTTGCGACACTCAAACTCCTTTACCAGATAGTTGACTTCCTTCTGAGCAGAACGCTTGAATTCTACAAAATCCTTATCAACTCCACCAAATACATCCTCAGATTTCCACTCACGGTCTACAAGGAAAGAATTCCAAGATTCTTTACAACGAGCGTGAATCTCTTGATTAGGAACAATCACTTTTTTCAGGTCAAGTTTAGGCAGTTCCAGATAAACATTTTCGGGACCACTATTATTGACGAGTTCTTTTAGTGCCTCTTCAAGAGATTCCATCGTCTTAACTTCAGGTTCCTCATTCTTCTCACCACCCCGATCTTGAGTAGTTTCACCCCTTTCTTGAGTGGTTTCATTAGAGGCAGAACCTTCGGCACCATCAGTCTCAGGTTGGTCATTCTCACCTTCCTGCTGATCACTAAAATCAGAAGCAGGTTGATTATCTGCACCACTCTGCTGGGACTCAAGATTATCCAAAGAAATTTTAGTTTCTTCCTCTTTCTTTTGTTTACAATACTTATAGAGTGCTTCGGAAGCAATCAGAACATCTGCAAAGGTCTCAGTATCAGCAATAAGATTTATAATCTCAGTTTCTTCACCACGCTCAATGGGAATATCAATATAGTTACCAATCTTGAACCACAGATTCGCACGGTCTGCAAGATTATAGGTTTCCAGATTATCGTCTTTGATTTGGAAGAAATCGTCGTCGGCAAGTTCCTTATAACCAGCATAAAAACTTTTAGGAGAACCTGGATACTTCCTTTTACAAAGTTTTTCAATACGAGCGTCTTCTACAATATTTACAAATTGTCCTGGAATTTTATAATCTTTAGTCCAATCAATATCCGGAGTCCACAAAGCATGAGAAATTTCATGCAGGACAAGCATCGTGTAGACATTATCACTTACCTTTTCCCACATAGGAAGCGTCAATACTCTAGTATGGACATTAAAGCAAGCGGTCTCCACTTTTTTATGTTCCACAACAAGATCTTCAGTTGCCAGAAGACGAGCAAGAGAACCTTTGATTTCAAACTTAACGGTCATTGAGATTTGTGCGATATGCGAGTATTATAATGCTCAAAGAGACCGCTGAAACCGCCACTAGGACACTTTCATAACTGGACACCTACCTCTTACCCACCCATCACCAGGACACTCAAAACATAATTTTTGAGACACTCCATTTGTCCACCATTTTTTCCCTGCCGCAGAAGGTGGAATAAGACCTAATTTTTTAGTTGCTTGTCCTATTTTTTTCTTATGCTCATCTGTAAGTTTTTTTCCCTTTTTTGAATTGCCTATTTTTTGGCGGGTTTCATTACTAACATTTTTTCCAATATGTACCTGACTACATTTTTTTCTAAACTCATCCGTAATCTGCCTATTTTTAGAATAGAGGCGTCCCAATATCCACCCATCACCAGGACACTCAATTGTATGTTTATCTACTTCGCCATTATTCCACCATCTTCTTTGAGACACTTGCTGTGAAACTTTTTTCTTATGCTCTTCTGTAAGAGTTTTGCCCAAATTTGCTTCTTTACTTCTTTGGATACAGTATTCTGTTGCCTTTCTACCAGAACTTCCTTCACCTCCATAAGACATATTGATTAATATACCACCTTCACTTTTTATCCCAAGAATAGAAATAATATAATTTTCGTGCTTATAGGCATCAAACTCGGTTAGATTTTTCTTCAAGAAAAGCACTCTATCTTTTGGTGGAGGAGACATATAAGTATCACCTCTTCTATGAGGGCGATATGCTCTATTAGCAATGCCTTTACCAATATAATAGGGTGTTTTATCTTCTCTCAACCAGGCATAAGTATAATAAGTATTTTTCATTAGGGCACACTCTTTTTACTCCACACTATTATTTATACAAGTTTATACAAAAAAAGAGGGTGGTGAGACCCTCTAGTGTGCCAGTTTGGGAAGTGGACTCAGTAACTCATTTTTGTCTCTTAGATCTTTGCATATCAGAATATTTGCCAGTAAGATTTCCCTCACTATCTTGACGATACTTTTCTTCTCTTTTTTCACCTTTTTTTTGCTTTATACCTCTAGCAAAAGGATGCATCAATCCTAGAGAACGGTCAGATTTACCCTCAACAATACTCTCAACCCATGTTTCACTCATAGCACCCATGATTGCTTCTGCAGATTTCTCATCAGATGCAAAACCCTCATCAAGAAGATATGAAAGAACTTCTTCGCGGATTGAACGAGGATTGAAATATGGAGTTACATCAGAACTATAAGTACGTCCGCCAACATTTCGGCCTAAATTTTCTCTTCTCTTTTTTTCAAATTCATATTGTTTTTTAGGAGACCTTTTCTTTTTAGGAATTGGTTTGCCAGTAATACCAATTTCGGTTTCGTCTTTTGCCATCTTAGTAAAATTTTATAATTATTTAGTAAACCTTATATGACTTACCTTTCCAACTAAAAGTAGATCCCATTCCACCTTTAGTCTTTGCCACACTATATGCTTTATCGAAAGATTGTGCTTGTGTACCTACGTTTCCAGTTCCAACAATCTTAGGTCCAACTTTTTGTCTTTGTGCAAATCTTTGAGAAGATCCAACTCTGGTTGATGGATCATAATAAGTTTCTCCTTTCTTAACTTCTTTTGCAGTTGTTGGGAACTTAGGTGCGGTTTTAGGAGTTGCATCGGCAGTATTGTATGCTTGAATTCCTGCAGCAAAAGTACCTAATTTTCCACCAGGAATAGAAAATCCTTGACCTGATTTAGGAGTTGGGGTAATTCTTGTTCCTTGATTTGCGAATCTTTGAAGTTCAGGAAACTTATCCATATTTGGGCCAGTAGCACGAACAGTAGCACCAGGTCTATACGGATTTGGTTTAGGTGGAGTTGTAGATGGTTTTTGTCCAGAGGGTGGTTTACCAACTGGAGACACTTTTGGAGGATTTTGTGGTTTTGGTGCCTGAACAGTCTTAGGTTTATTCATAAAGGCAGCCTTAAATGCTCTTCCAAAAACTTGAGTTGGATTTGGTCTATCAAATCCAAGCATATGAGCAATTCCCCTACCAATTACTTCTTGAGGATTCATTTGGTTTTCAATAATTAAAACCATAATTTGATTCGATTCTTCTACAGTATATCCTTCACTTAAAAGATAATCCATCACTTCATCAAAAATATCAGTCTGCTCTAATACTTTAACCTTTTTAGGAACTTCATGCACCTTTTCGTCTTTAGGAATTAATCCCTTTAATACCTCTTTATCACTAGCATTAGAAGGAATTTTAATTTGCTCATAAACTTCAAAATACGCTTCTTGAAGATTGCGAAGTTCTTGTGCGTCCATTTTATGAATACTTTTTAGATATTTATAAAAAGAGAAGCGCCCCCTTGTTGGAGGCGCTTCTTGAGTGCTTGGCGTCGTGCCTTTGCTTGTCGGAGTGCTTGCGGTTTGAGTTTCCGCTTCTGCTCCTTCTTGCTGTGGTGTTGCCAGTTAGGAAGTTTCATTAGTCTTGTGCTGATGGGGATATCATACGGGAGAAACCCTTGACCTTCTCAAAGCGTAGGACACTTTCAAATTTGTCATGTAAGTCTGCCTTATGAGAAATCACAAAGATATTAGCATCCTTAATGACATAACGGATAATCTTCAAGAACTCATCAGTTCCGAAACCATCAAGTGAAGAATCAAACACCTCATCCATAATCAGCAGATTGGTATTGACGGAGTTTTTGACTCTGGCAACTTCTCTCCAAGTAAAGAGAAGAGAAAGATCAATTCTCATCTTTTCACCTTCACTGAAAGAACTATAAGAAAAGTCTTCGTGAATGGGTGATTTTACCGTTTCATTAAACTCTTCATCAAGATGGAAGTTAATGTAAAAATCCATCATCTGAAGGTAACGATTCACCTGCTGATTTATGAAAGGAAGATACTTCTTAATGATCTTCGTTTTTACACCATCGTCCTTGAGTAAGGAGTAGGCAAAATCGTAATAAACGATTTCTTCTTTTTTCTTTGAGAGGTCTTCAAATGTTTTTTGGAGATTGTCCCGAAATTCTTCTAACTTTTCATGTTCAGTATTTCGGTTTTCAAGTTGATTGGTAATTGTTTGAATTTCATTTTCAAGATCTCGGATTTGTCGCTGGTTAAGTGATATCCGAGTATTGTTTTGAGAAATCTCATGATTGAGTTTCGTAATCTCCTTGGAAAGTGCAATGAATTGACGCTCTCTCTCCTGTTCTATTTTTATAGTCTCTTCCAGGTCTTGATAACCTTTCTGGAGTTCCTTTGCTTTATTTTGAGCGTCTGTAATTCTATTTAACCGAAATTCTTCTTCAATAGTCTGAGTGCAGGTAGGGCATACCGTATTTTCATTGAAAAACTTATGCTCTTTAGTAATTACCGATACTTTCTGCGAGATCTTACCTTTTAGATTGTTTAGTTTTATTAACTTATCACCAGCACCAATAACTTCCTCTTGTTCTTTAGTGAACTTGGCAATCTCTTCCTCAGTTTTGTCATTCTCAGACATATAATTACCAACTTCAGAATTTAATTTGGCAATCTTTTCTTTATTATTATTGATATTGGCATTACCACGATTCTCAAGTTCTTCAATAAACTCTTGCTGCATTTTCATCTTATCCTTAAGAGTTTCTTTCTTAAGTTCAAGAGACTTAACTTGATCTTTCTTCTCACGAATCTTATCTTTGATGAGATTATTCATCGCAGAGAAAATACGAATATCCAAAAGGTCTTCAATGACTTCACGACGATGTGCTGTCGGAAGTTGCATAAAGGGTACAAAAGTACTGCTACCAAGGATAACGACTTGTGTAAAAGACTTATAATTTACCCTAAGAATATTCTCCTCTAGAATTTTTTGATTCGCACGATCATCTGCTTCCTTGTGAAGTGCTTCCCCATTCACCTCAATATCAAAGACATTAGGTTTGATACCACGACGAACAAGATAATCACGATTATTCACAGAAAACTCAATCTCAACCAAACAATCCCTTTCGTTGGTTGTATTGACGAGTTGAGGTTTGTTAATTTTACGAAATGGTTTATTGAATAAAGCAAATGTCAGAGCATCAAGTAAAGTGCTTTTGCCCGCACCATTCGTCCCGATAATCAGATTTGTATTATGTTTTTCAAAGTCAATCTCTGTCCACTGATTCCCAGATGAGAGAAAGTTTTTGTATCTAATCTTGTGAAATAGCAACATTTTTAGGAGGAATTACGATATCGTCAGGGGTTATGACCGCATACTTATAATTATAGAGTTTGCAGGTCTTTATGGCAAGGTCGTCGTCAACTTCAACAACATCCATTTCTTGGTCTTCTTGGTCTTCTAGCATCAAAGCATAACGGGTAGCATCATCCTCATCCTCAAAAAGAAACAAAACTTTATGTCCATATTGGTCTTGGACGGCATAAGCACCATCGTCTTTTCTATCTTTGAGAGTAAGGAGAAACATTTTATTCTACCTCGCAAGCTTGTCGATAAAGATCTTGAAAAATACCTTTGATAATGCTTTTATCAAATTCAAATTCTGCTTCGTCAATATAACGATTTAGAATAGACATTGTATTTTCTTCTTCATCAATCTCAAAATCTTCGTTCTCTTGAATATCAAAGTTTTCTATGATTTTGAGATCTTGGATTCCTGCCGTATAAAGTTTGTCGATAAACTTTTCAAAATCTTTGGGTTTAGATTTCTTACGGACAATGACCTTTACAATTTTGCTTTCATACTCTGTAGTATCAAACAATTGATAAGGGGTATCCTCATAGTAAATGTTATAGAATAATTTATAAGGATTGTTGATTGGAGTATGCTCTAATGTTTCGGTATCAAAAATATGAAATCCACGAGTATCATTTACATCCGTCCAGTACATCTCATAAGGATTGCCAAGATAGAAAATGCGTCCATTATCAGAACGAGTGTGGTAATGCCCAGAAAATACTTTTGTGAAGTTCTTAAAAATATCTGCTTCCAGTCCATGCTCCTCCATAATCAGATTTCGATTAACACGGAACCCCTGAAGTTCTAAGTGTCCCATTGCAACTTGTGCTTTGGTCTTATTAATTTCTTTAAATGTTCGTTCTTGATTTTCTGGATTAATCCAAGGAATGAACAAGATCTTAAGACCGCCAATAGTAACTTCTTTTGCTTCACTATAAGTTTTAATATTAGAATAAGTCTGTAAAAGAAGACTGGGAGAATTTACACTATTAGTAGTTTTAAAATAGGTATCATGATTTCCCACAATCATATGGACATCATACTTTTTGAGTGGGTCAAATACAACTCTTTTTGACCATTCAAGACTTTGATAATCAATTGACTTACGACTATCAAAAGCATCGCCCATATGAATGACTGCCTCTACATTGTTCTCTTCAAGGGCAGGAAAAAATACATTCTTGTAAAAGAGTTCAAAATAATCATGAAGATGTTTAGACCCTTTTTTTGCGCCATAGTGGCTGTCACTTAAAATTCCAATTTTCATCGGTTTCCGTTTCTGTATTGAATATTATCCTTCATCGTGTTGTAGTCGGAACTACTACCAGAAAGCAAGCTGTCGTCAACCACCATAACTTCATCAAACCCTGTGCGTTCAATGATCTTGGTCTTGATTTCTAATTGTTTCTTTTCCTTTTGAATTCTTCTCAGAAATGCGTAGTGAATAATTTGAGTGAAATAAGCAAAAGGATTCTTAGACTTCTCTGGGTCAAAGTTGTGAATGTACTGAACACAATTTTCAATTCCGTCAGATATCATATCCTCACGAAACATATAATTGACAAAGTTTGGTTTATATGATAAATGAGTCGCAATCTTTAGAAAACACTCTCCAAGATAATTTGGAATTGGTGGTTTACCTTCCCAATGCTTTCCCCTGTCTTCTTTAGTGGGGTTTCTATCGAATTTCTCATTGAATGACTTTTCAACTTTAGAGCGATATACAACCATCGCTTCTAAAAGTTCTTTGTTATTCACATAATGTTCTGTCTTTTTCTTAGGCATAGCATTGGACTTATCTAATATAGGTTATGCTTATTATAGCACAATCATGGGGGCTTGACAAGGTATGAAATTATGTGTAGACTACCTTTGTCCCGGTTGAAGATCAGGATTTAGCTTTCTTTAAGGCCTTTAAAGATTCTCTCAAGGCTCTTGCGAGCATCTTCAACGGAAGAGATGTAACCCATTTTAGAAGATGGTTTTACTTGACCTGAAGGATTATAAACATCAATACTATCATTATCTTCAATATAATTGTTGTAGATATCAAGTAATCGTCTATCTTTAGTTTCAGTCATTGTAATAATCTTATCAAGTTTTACAATAAAGAAATCATCATCAGATAGTTCCATCCATGATTTTACTTTAAGATAAATTCCATGCTGATTATTATAAGACTTCATGGTCACAGGATTCTGAAGCACTAAGACAGGATCTCCATCATTTTCATCCACAAAGACTAACGATAGAATCTCTTCACCTGATACTAGTTTTATAATTGCGTAAAACTCTTCTCCCATTAGGTTTTAAAAGGTATATTTACAATATCGTAATTAAAATTTTCTTCATTATAGACTTTGATTCTTTCGATTAAATGATTAAGTGTATAATTTTTTCTTGACTTATAACTGATATCATCGGCAATGTCATATAATGTTGCCTTTGTCTTATTGTTTCCTTTTCTTAATACTCTTCCAATTGACTGTAAGTTGCGGATTCTAGACTTTGAAGGTGATGCAAAAATAACATTATGTAAATTCTTGATATTAATTCCTGTACTAAATGTTCCATATGATGCCACAATAATTGCATTATTTTCTTTTTCAGTAATCTCTCTGACCTTCTCACGATTTTCAGTATCAACACCACCATGTACAAAAAATACATGACGATCTTCACCGATGCTCTTATTTATCATTTCATACAAAGGTTGTCCGTGACCTTCAACCCTTGCAAAAAGAATCAAAGTGTTTCCTTTGAGATCTATAGCAAGATTCTTGATAAACTTATTTCTCTTTTCATGATTAATAATATACTGGACTTCTTCCTCAAAATTCTCAAAACGATTTGGTGGGTGCTTCAGTAGAAGAATATTAATGTCAAGTTTGGCAACATGACCTTTCTTCATCAACTCATCAGTCTTAATAATCTTGTAAGAAGGTCCAAATAATCCTTCCAAGACCCACTTATGAGTTTGTGTACCGTCTAGAGTGCCAGTAAATCCGAAGCGATATTTGGCATCAGAAAGTTTTGTCATTATAGATACTAATGACTTCGATTTAAACTGGTGTGCTTCATCTCCTACGACCACATTAAATCTTGAGAAATATTGTCGGGGAAGTTTGTAGATGGACTGCCAGGTAGTGATAATCACCTGAGAGTCTGTTTCTCTTTCTTTTCCAGCATAGATCTTGTGGCAGTATGATCCCACATCAAACCCGTAATCTTCAAAATCTTTATACATCTGCTCTACAAGGGATGTCGTTGGGACAACTACGAGAATATTTTGTCCTTTCTCAACGTAATATCTCACAATTGAATATATCATCAACGACTTTCCAGAAGCAGTTGGAGATATCAACAACTTTCTATTATGTCTTAATGCGTCGTATACTCCCTCAACTTGGTAATCGCGGGGAGCATACTTGCAAATAGAGTTCATGTAATCCTTTACACCTTCCTTTGAGATGTTTTCGTTCACCTCAAAAGGAAGACCATAATACTTATTGTCCCGAAACTCATAAGTATATTCATGTTGTTCACAGAATCTTATGAGTTTGTCTAATAAACCAATGTATATTTCTTTCGTGTTTACATTGAAGAGGTAGATAAATCCATCCCAATACTTATTTCGATAAGCAGGGGCAAACTTAGCATTTGGGACTTCAAATTGAAATGCATCTCTTAACTCATAGTAGATGTGTGGTTCTGCTTCAACTTGAAGATATACCTCGTTCTTTTTTGAGATAATCAAATTTGACATTCATAACATATCAGTTATGAATATTTATTTCTATTAATTAAACCCTGCTTGGAAACGGTTCCAGTCAATTGCGTTCTTGATGGAATAATTGCGATTAGAAATCATCTTTATCACTTCCTCAAGAAACTTAAGCATAATGTCATAATAACGAATCTTGAGATCAATTTTATTCAATCTCTCATCCGCTTCCATATGCCTCTGTAACGCCTCTTTGTCTCTAACTTTATAAGGGAAAGGTTCTTCTTCATAGACCTCTATTGGTGCCTTTCCTGTGTAGTAGTTATGACGCTCTAATTTTACTTTATTGTACGTTTCTCTTGCCTTTTCTCTAAGTAAGGTAATCGTATTGTATATGGTATAATACTTTGCGTGAAGTTGTGGAATTTTTAAAGATTCATCGTGTAAGTTATCGGGATCAATGACAGAATCTCTCTGCCACATTTCTTGGATTTCGTCAAGTGTCACTATAGACCTGTAGTAATATCATAGATAGTATACTTGAAAGTTGCCTCTGCTGTAAAGTACTGAATATCCGTTTGAGTCGAATCAAAATTCAATGAGGTTAATGAAACCGGAAATAAATCCTTAAATTTAACTATTGCATTTGTGTTATAGTTACTGTCTAAAATATGAAGACTTCCATCACTAAATGCTTTTTTAGGATCTAATGATTGAGTTAAATCGTCTTGATTAGTAAGTAAATCCCTATAATCTTGTGCGCTTTCTGGAAATCCTAAACCAGTTAACCAATTGTGAATTGCCATATAATTTACAAGATCTTCATCAACTAAAAATTTTAGATATAAATCTGCATAAGTGAGTTTATCTCCAGGTACATCAATATCTTTCAAATAAGTATTTTGTGTTTCAGTTTGTAATGATATTTCTGGAATTTTACTACTAGTACAAAAGAATGAAACTTTAGGTTCTTTTGCAAGAGTAAATTTAAATCCAACCGGAGAAAGATAATTTCTATTTTGTAATTGATTACTAAATGCTGACGCCATTATTGTATAGGTGATGAAGTTGTATTGCGAATCAATCTACCAACAAATCCACGAGCGTAATCTCCTCTTTCTTTTTGTTGAGGTTTAGTGGACATTTGAGGTTTCATTGCAGGAGGCCCAGATGCGTATCTTTGCCCTGGAGGAATAATCGTCGATTTAAGATTTTTTTGAACCTCTGGATCTTTTAATTTATTCACAAGATCTGGATGAAATGCTTGCTCACAAAAAGTCTTAAAAGATTTCATTTTTTTATTTTTATTTAGATAAAAAAAGACCCCCCGTGAGGGAGGTCTTGAAGATATGTGAGAATGACTCACATGAGGTTAGCCACTTTAACTCTTCTGTAGTAAACGTTGGAGTTGGTAGCAATGTTATCTGGAGCGGTTGGAGTAGTAGCACCCTTCGCAAATGGATTCGCAACGATTCCATAACGAGTCTTGAATCCGATTTTTGGTTGGAAGGTTTGCTCACCAACAGCACGTACCATCTGGAGAGGTACATATGGGCAGTAGAAGAGACCAGCATCATAAGGAGATGCACCCTTATAACCGACAACGTAGAACTGGTTAGCAGCAACGT